TTCTGCTTTGTTGATACGCAGTTCAATGCGTTCATCAGCATCTTTAAAAGACCCAACCATGAAGTCTCCTGCTGCTTCTTTAATTGCTTCCTTAGCTTCTTCTTTGTTACGTGCTAAGACGCATTGCAAGCCACCATATTCACTACTAGGAAATGGAACCCAGTAGTTCACAAGGTAGAGATACCACTGCTCATTGGTGCTTGGCTCTACCTGTTCTGTCTGCACTTTCTTTGGTCTTCCCATAATCTTTCCTTTCTGTTTTCTCTAATGCTGTCTTCTCTGAATGACATGGTTTGCATAACACCTGTAAGTTTTCTTTCTCACAGAACAGCCTGTTGATGTATGTATCCCAATCAACAAAGCCCACACTTGGTTCAACAACAGGGAAGATGTGGTCAACCTGTACATCCTTGGCAACGAAGTGAACATCACAGCCAGCACAAGCATAGTGCATTGCCATCTTGTTTGTCTTCTGATTAACCTTCCTACCTATGTATGCAGCCTTCAAAGCCTTAAGCTTAGGAGGCCATCTACGTGTTGCTGTGCGTAGGGCAGAAACAACAAAGCTTCTAAACCTTGCTGCTGTCCACTCACTGTCATTATGCTTTTGTTCTGTACCATTGGCAGAGGAGATTCCCGAACCCTTCAACTTCTTTTTCATCGTGGCTTACATCTCCCATCGTAAACTTAATTGCATGAACCAGTTCATGAAAGAAGGTTGCTCTTGTTGCTTGTTCATTCATGTTAGCACGTATTAATATTTCATACTTGCCGGGGTCGCATGTACCAAAATCCTGGAACTCGTCAACATAAACTACTTTCCATTCGCAACCTCCAAGCCAGAAACTGGAGGGAACCACATCTGTTCGGGGAATCGTCTTAGCCATAATAGAAGTCCATTCTCTTTAACTCGTTCTTCGCCCAGAGCCTCCAAGCAAACTGCAAGCATCTCGCTTTCGGTCTTGGCTTTGGCAAGCATCTTGGTTGCTTTCACATCCCCTATCCCCTTGATACCCACAATGTTGTCTGCTCTGTCGCCCATCAACATTTGTTTGTAGAAGAAGCGGAGTCCTTGTTCTTCTGAGACAAAGTACTTGTCTTGTTTCACAAAATTGTAATGCCATCCTGCCACCTGATTGAAGTCTTTATCCACTGACACCATGATGCAATCATCTTGAAGCTCTGTTGCTCTAATTGCTATTAGGTCATCAGCCTCTTCATCAATGCTCATCTGTGCATTCCATGCGGTAACTAGATAGTTACGTAAGATTTCTAAATGTGCTGGCTTCTCTTGTGTTCTGTTCCCTTTGTAAGGGGCAGTGACAGCTATGTCTTTCCTGAAGTTTGTCTTCCCTGTTAAGAAGATTTCCCAACTCTCAAGACCTAGCTGTGTCATAAGGATGTCCTCAAGAAAGTTAGCCATCGTTGTAATGGCTTGGCTTTCTGAGTCATCCTTACAAGAGAAGGCAATGCGATAGCACATCACATCACCATCTACAAGAGCAATCATTACAAGACTACTTCTGCTTCTTCTTCTTGCTCAACAGGGGCAGACACCAACTGCTTGATACGCAGAGCAGGGTTGTCCTTGCTGTGCAACAGAGAGGGAGCATTGCCGTGCATAGCTGACATCTTGTGGGTGTAGCTACTGATGGTTGCTTCTGCAACAGTACCATTGCCAATCAGGTCAGGAGAGACACGACCATTGTTATCATCAACTGCCTTGATAGCATAGTTGCTCTTGACGATGATGTACTTACCACGTCCATACTTGTCATCAGCTTTCTCTTTCACCTTAACACCAAGCTCTGATGTAAGGCGTGATGCAATGGAATCGCTCAAGCCACCAATACAAATCTCAAAACGAGTGTTGTCTGCATTGAACTCCCGATTAGGAACTTCCATGTGTTTAGCCCAAAACAATTTACCCACTACTTTAACTTGGTTCATTCTTTTTCCTTTGTATAAAAACAATATTATAACACATTTTTCAATGTGTGTCACGCCATGTCTTACCTGTATTAAACTCTCCAGATACAGGGCAACGCAAGCCGAGAAGCTCTCCTGCTTTTTGTATGCTCTGCACTGCGAGTTGTCCTACAAGCTCGCCATCTTTTTCTTTTGTTTCAATCTGCCATTCATCATGGACATTGACACAAAAGCCATACCAAACCTTCTTCTTCCTAAGCTCTGCATCTAACAAGACAAGAGCCTGTTTCATTACTATCGCCCCTGCGCCTTGTAATAAGCTATTAACTGCTGAGTGTTCGGAACGTACCCAAATCTTCCTACCATCCAGCCCCGGTACAAAGCCCTTGCTTGCATACTTGGATACGTTATTGCGTAAACTCTTGAGGGCGGGAGTGTTGGAAAGAAAGCTTTCGATGAGCTTCTGTCCAGCGTTAGCATTACCACCGACAATTTTACCAATCTTCGCCGCCCCTGCACCATACAGAAAGGCGTAGATAAACGTCTTCGCTTCATCCCTTGTCGCAAGACCCGCTGCCTTTTGATTTTGAGTGTGTACGTCAGTGCCATCTTTTGAACTTCCTTCACAAACAGTTTTGATATAGGCATTATCCTTCATGTAGTGAGCCAGCATTCGTAGCTCAAGGCCACTGGCATCAGCACCAACAAGAACATTACCTTCATCTACAGTCCACAACTCACGACAGTCCTCACCATAGGGGCTCCCCTTGTTGGGAACCTGTGCCATGTTGGGGCTGCTGTGTGTCATCCTACCAGTGACAGCACCATTGGTAATGACACTGCCATGCACCCTGCCTGTATCTCTCACCTCCTCAAGCCAGCTACCAATCTGAGCCACACGCTTTTGCAGCATGAGGTATTCAGACAGGAGCCTTGCCTCTGGTAGAGCAATGGATGCAAGCACTGTCTCATCGACAATCACTGCTCCCTTCTCTGTCTTCTTAGTAAACTTAACACCAAGCTTCTCAAGACGCTCAGCTATTTGTTGTCTACTGCCAGCATTGAATGGGGTGACAATATCTTTTAGTGGTGCTCCTGTCCTCTTGTTCTTCCTTCCTGATTCAACGTAGGGAGGGAAGACAACTTGAAGCTCATTCTCAATGTCCACCATCTTACCTTGAAGCATAGCCAGCAAGCCCTGAGCTTTCTTAATGTCCAATCTAAAACCATGTTCTTTCTGCCTTTGAATAATAATTGCAACGTCATGTTCAAGCTTGATACATTGTTCAGAGAACTGTTCTTTCTCAAGCATCTTGTTAACCATCCCGTATGTTGCAACCAAAGCAGCAACATCATCCTTGCAATACTCATAGAGAAGCTCAAGGTCAGGGTTGTCCCATCGGAGGTCGGCAGACCGCCCTGTCTTGTCCACATAGGCTTGGGCATAGTCAGTCTTCTTTTGTCCTGTCCTTTCCCCCCATGCTGCCAAACTGTGGCCTCCTTCTATATTTGGATTGTATAGCCTTGACAGTATCAAGGTATCTATCGCTTTTGCTGCTGGTATCTTCACTCCCCAACATCTCTTCAAGACTCCCGCATCGAAGCCTATCAAGTTGTGTCCTATCACTTTGTCTGAGCTTTCGATTAAGGGAATCAGTGTACTTGCTTCTGTGTGACATACATATCCATCTTCATTGTACGTGTAACAGCACCATATGTGGTCATGTGTACTGTTAGTTTCTGTGTCTAGAAAGAGCCTCCGCATTTGGTTTCCTTATCCATGTCCAAGTTCCTTAACCACAAGTGTAGCATACCCTGAGATGTCATGCCAACTGTCTGCGTAGTAGGGGTTGCCGTTAATGATACGTGCCATCTTGTTGCAAATCATGTCCATGCTTTCTTGCATGGGTGGTGACATGTCGTGCCAGTTACCACGTGTACGCACAATTTGTTTTAAGTCTTGTGCTGTACGAGCAACGTCTTTGTAGTCACCATAGGTGTCTTGACGTTGTGCCAGTGTACCTTCAATTGTCAGTGTCATTTGTTTTCCTTGTTACTTCTGTCCAAGCTGGTAAATGTACGATGCTTCCACTATCATTATAGCACACACTATACATCCCATCAAGGTGGTCAAACATTAGTTCTGTGTCATCTTCAAGAACTATACGTGTGTTCCTTGGTACGTCATACAGTTTCATGTGTTCTTCTCCTTGAGTTTGGCTTCAATGGCTTCCAATGTTGATGCGGCGATGCGGTTGAATCCAATGGGCGTGTTGGGATACCAATGCAACACCCAAACGCTATCTTCCGCAACAGCCTTGCGCCACTCTTCTGTTGAAATGAAATCTTCAGCGTTATAAAACTGTTCAATAGTTTCGTAAACATCACGGTGTTCGTTGTGGCTTAAATGCAGACCGCACTTGTGTTCGGGAAGCCAATCCAGCCCTACCCATGTGCGCTGTGTTGGAGTGGTGTAGAGTTTTGAGCCAACAGGCAAATCATTCCACCCAATGTGCAAAGTAAGTCCTTTTTCGTTCTTTGTCACCACAGGCTCTTGGCTTTCCAACTCTGCAATGCTTCGCTGTTCCAGCTCGCTTATGGCTTGGCGTAGGGATGTGATGGATTTGTTAACCAACTCTTCATCATGCCAAGCGTGAATTACATGGCCTGTTGATGTGTCTTGTGGTGTGCAGCTTTCCAACGCCTCAAGCGCCTGTTTCATTGCTTCAATCATGCTCCCCTCGCTTTCAGCATTGCGTCTGCCATGCGATACGATTCTTTTGCAATGCGAGTGCAGTTTGGTATCTCAGTATCAACCATCATCCCTTGCATAGCTCTTGCTGCAAAGTAGTCACGCAGCTCCATGCCTTTGTGATGTTGAACAATGCCTCCTTCTTTGTCAACAACAACTGTGTTGTGTGGGAATGCGTATGTCATGCTTGTCCCCTTGCTCTGATGGCTTCTTCTTTTGCAAGCAGTTTTTTCATTTCAGGGCCGTAAATATGTTTTGTTCTAACAATGTTTGCTATTTCTGTAAGCAACGATTGAATTTCTTGAATCTCTTGTGTTCGATACTCTTGTGTAGCAGTACCAAATTGAGTTGGTTGATTTTCAGGGTCAAGAAACAACTGCATATATGTTTCACGTTCTTTGGCAACTGCTAGCTTGTAAAAGGCTTCAAGTTCTTCTAAATAGTTTGACCCGTTAATAAAATGTCCAATTTCTCCATCATGTGTCAAAGTTGTTCCAAAACGAACCTGTCTAGCCATCTCAATGATGTCTTGTGTCATGCTTGCCTCGTTGCTATATACAAACCAACATTGCCTAAGCTGTAACCAATGAAGGCCACTCCCATACCAAGGTTACCCTTGAGCATTAAGTCTATGGCTACTACCAAATAGACCACACCGATAACTGCAATGAGCCAACTAGCCATCAGCAATACTCCTTGGTGTATTCATCAAGAGCTTTCTCCACAAACCGAATGTCTTCTATCGACAGCATGTTTGTAATTTCTACACCATCAACATAGGCATCCCATGAGAAGCCACCAACATAGCCAACCTGTGGCTCATCGTCCTCCCATTCATATTCAATTGTCACATCGTCTGCATCAGGGAATGTCTCATGAAACTCCTCATTAACAGCCAACATGGGGAAGTCACTAGCAGCAAGCAATAAAGTATCCATACGTTTCCTTAATAGTTTTCTCATAACTTCTCATCTTCTGTCTCAACCATGCGTCCTGTGTACTTACTGTACACGAGGTTACAAGCATGTCCTGTTAAGCCAGAGAACCTGTTCTTCAACACACGCACCTTGGTGGTGTTGCGTTCCTTCTCATCATCTGCCTGACCATTACGCTCAAGACCAAGCACCATGTCAGAGAGCTGAGCAATGGAGCCTGAGCCACGTAGCTGAGCCAATGTGGTAGCTACCCCTTCCTCGTGTCCTTTGCCTCCATCAGGACGCTTCAGGTGGCTTACAAGCACTAGGCTTATGCCTGTACGTTGAACCAATGTGCGAAGCTCTGTCATGATTGTATCCAAAGCCTTGCGCTCGTCACCATTCTGTTGTGAACTTACAACAATTGATACGTGGTCAAGGAACACATAGCCACAACCAAAGGCATTAGCAAACTCTTCTGTCCTCTTCACAATGTTCTCAATGTCTGTGCTACCGAAGTGGTCAAACATATACATCCTGTCTGTACCGAGGGTGGCATCAAAAGCTGCCCTCTTCTCTTCCATTGTAGCATCACAGTCAGGCAAATGCAAGGGCTTGTTTGCAGCCAAGGACATGATGGATGTACCTGTCTTACGTACACTCTCTTCCAAGAACATCAAGCCAATGTTGTCCTGTGTCTTGCAGAGGATGTGCCATATGAGTTCACGCAAGAACTGACTCTTGCCTAAGCCTGAGCCAGCAGTGACAGTTACAAGCTCTCCCTTACGTATGCCATAGGTTAGCTTGTTCAAGCCCTCAAAGGGGTAGGACACCTCTGCCTTCTCCAAAGGCTTAGACACCTGTTCCCACAACGTAGAGCCAGCAACAATGCCATCAGGGATGTGCTTCTCAGCAGCCCACCATCGGTCAATGAACTCCTTCTCTTTGCCAGCAAGGAGCCAATCACACCCATCCTTCAAGCCATCAACCCCCTTCATAACCTTAACCTTGGAGCCAAGGACAGAGCACAACTGAGCTGCCCCCTGTTGTCCCTGCTCGTCATTGTCAAAGCAAACAACAATGTTCTCAAAGCTGTTGAGCCATTCGTAATGCTCCTTGGCATCCTTGGCAGCACCTCCTGCACCATTACGCACAGAGACAACAGGCCACTTGGAGCCAAGCATTTGGAACACAGCAAGGGCATCATACTCACCCTCGACAATGGTCAAATACTTCCCACCCTTGGTGAACAGTTGCTGTCCAAACAAACATGTGGCTTTCCAGTCTCCCTCAATGGCAAACTTCTTCTCCTTGATGCTACGCTTCTTTGTAGCAAACAGCTTCCCATCGTTGTCATAGTAGGGAAACCACACGTGGGTGTCATCAGACACAATGCCATACTTCTCAACTGTTGTCCTGCTTATACGTCTGCTTCCAATGGCTGGTGTAGCCAAGGTTTGGAAGGCTGTTCTAAGGGCAGCTACAGCCCCTTCCACAGGCTTTGCTGTGGCTGTCGGTGTGTACATATATCCTTCTTCTTTTGTTGGCTTTGTGTGCGTGTTACAAACAAAGCAATAGGTTGAACCATCATCGTTTACAGACATGCCATCACTACTGTCACATGATGTGCATGGCTGATGGGTTTTAACAAATGCCATCAATACTTCCAATCATTCCATAAATGTTTCTGTCTTGCATCCAGTTCTTCTTGTGACAAAGGCAAAGAGTCTTTCTTTGTTAAGAGAGCTGTCTGTAAAACTTCCATGAATCTAACATAACCAACAAGAGATACAAGCTCAACACAATCAGCAATTGTGAAGGACATAAACCTCTCTAGCTTTTCGTCACTGTTCATCATCTTCAATCTCCTCGTCATCAGAAGCATGTTGTAAGTCTTGTCTCTCTACAACATCAACATCATCTTTGACATAGGAGAAACAATCATTACACATATCTAAGAAATCACCTGTCTGAGCACTCTTACGTGTAGCTTCGAAGTCAGACAAACTAGCATTACAACAATAACATCTCATATGTTTTCCTTAATATTATTAACTAGAAGCTTTCTTATATGTCTTTATTGTACAAGACATACAAGAAGCTGTCAAGGGCTTAGGTAACTGGCTAGTTACCATGAAGCTTGGTAGTAAAAATCATAACGATTGTAATCTGGAATAGCAAACACATTCTCCAAGATTGCTTTCGTATGGATTAAGTCATCGAAATAACCCTCATCATATAAGTCACTTCCAAAGAAGAAGCCGTTGCTTGTAGGCAACAAGTCTTTTGCTTTGTCTTTATTACGCAACACTTCATTAACAAGGTCAAGCAGACGCTCAAGCCTCTCGTGTGTTACAAGGTACTCACGACAGTTGTCGTCACCACCCTGCACGTTATCGACAAACCACTTGTGAATGTGGTTAGCCTTGCGCCAGATGCCAGCACGATATGAAACCTCTTTCACTTCCATGCCGTTAACCTTCAACTCTGCCAAGGCATCACGCAAAGCCACGCCATCATCACCGAAGTCATAGATGTAACGCTTTGCTGTCAAATACATGTCTAGTCCCATTACTTTCCCCTTTGTTTAAAGAATCTAATCACAATCAAACCAATTATAAACCCAATTACATACACCAAGAAGATGCCCATACCATCAACATGGTTCCGCATTGCCTGCCTCCATCTTTGGAACCCCATTAACAACACCTAGCCAAGCAAACCTAGCCTTGTGTATAGGAATTGCAAGAGGTGCTGTAACAAATGAAGAGAACATGTAAGGATTATACATCACCTGTTCCCATTTTACATCCTCATTAGCCCAATCATAAGGGGCTGTAAGGAAACCAACAACCCCTGCGTGTACGTTCTTGCGATTCTCACGCACCACACGCTGCCTTCCAGCCTCCGAAACCTTAAAGGTAGGGCTATCTATAGCTAAGAAATGTCTGTGCCCTATAACCCTGCCCTTGTCCTTGCCCTCCAATGCCTTCACAGAGAAGACACGCTTGTGCAAATTGAAATATACAAACACTTTCATGCTGTCTCCTCGTGGTGTTGAACAAAAACTATCTTACAAGAACAATGGTGTGGGACAATGTAATCACAGTTGTCTAAAAAACGTAATGTTGCTTCAATGTCAGCATCGTCTATAAACAGAGCACTGTTGACCCTGTGGACAAGCACAATGTTGTCATCAAGAAACTCCATGTCTCCAAAGATTACAAACTGTTTCATACTGTCTCCTTAATCTTAGCTTCAAACAAACGCAACACCATCTCACGAAACAACAATCCATCTTGGCTATGTCGATAGGCATTGAAAACATGGCTGTCTTCCATGTCCTTGATGGCTATTACACGCCCATCCTTTGTTGTCCAAACCTCTGTGCGAAAGTTGCGTCTTGATTCTTTGGCTTCCCAATAGTTTTGAGCAAGCAAAG